TTCCAGAATATCCAGTGACAAGTACACAAGTAACTGCAGCACCAGATCCACCTCCACCAGTAATTGCTATTCCTGGTGATACTGTATATCCAGCTCCAGCATTTATCAATAAAATTTCTTTGATAGAATGTACACCATTAACTGAGGTTGTAATTGCAACGGCTTGGGCATTTTTACCTCCAGGAGGGGCAGTAGAAATTGAAACCGTTGGTGTTGATGTATAATCGTACCCATCATTCAATAAAACTATTTTTCTAATATACCCAGAATCTGCAGTTGCTGTTGCAAGAGCTTGAGATCCAAAAGATATCAGTTGCAACTTAGTAATATATCCAACATTTTCAAGGAGACTATCAATTTCCTCTTCACTCGTATTGATATTACTCCACCCACCCATTTCATCTTCATATTGAAATAGCTCACATTTTAATTCATAAACATATGTTTTTCCTAGTTGATAAAAAGGTTGTTCATGTTCGACAAACTTAACTTCAAATATTCTTTGTCCTAATGGAAAGTATATGATATCTCCTTCTCTAGGACGGGTGCTTACCTCTAAAGATGCTTGTTCATCAATAGATATAAAAGGTGCTATAAAATCTTCAAATCTTTCTTTTGATATGACTAAACTCAATTCATCTTTTAAATTCATTCCGAATTTAGTTAGAATATCTCCTTGCCCACTATATCCTTCATAATTATTTACATAAGCTTCAATGGCAAAATTATCATCAAATTTAGAAGTTGTAACTTCTCTTATTATAGTTTCTCTCCGAACAAATTTTCTGGGAATATAAACGACTTCAACCCCATAAATTTTTAGTTGTTCATTAATTAAACTTTGAACAAGTCTCTGTTCACCTGGAGATCCCTGTAAAAAAAATGGATTAAGTGCCATTATCCTATAAAATCGTAAGGTGGTAATTCGTAATCCATAGACATTCTTTGTCTTATATCTTCTATCTCTTTTTCAGCATCTTCATATAATTCTCTACCATTCAGTTCAATTCCACCAGGGAGTTTGACTCCTCTAAATTTAATTAGATTTTGACCCCATTGTCTCTTTAATAGAGCAGTCAAATATTTTTTCAAAAAACTATCGTTATAAACTTTAGTAAAATCATTTGGATCTAGAATCCTATAACAATCAATTATAAGATATGTATCTTTAGATTTTGCACCCCACTCAATGTCCAGATATAATCTATTCTGCCTCTTGTTATATCTTATTTGTTTATCGGTTGTCAATAAAAAGTCAATATCTTCCAAATAAGTTTTTACCATCGCGTATTGTAAAAGTTCAACAGAATTGAAATAATATAAATCATTTAGAAATAATTGATATTTAATACTAAACATTCCTGCAGAAATTGAACTAGTATCAAATTTAAAAACTTTTTCAATACCAATTACCGAATCTGGAATCTGAATAAAATTTGATGATTCATAAAAATTAAAAGAAGTTGTCCCAATGCCAGAGATATTTGCAGATCCTGTTGTGGTGACAATTCCAGCTCCATTTGGTGCTTTAGCACTTCCCCTATTCAAATCTTCTTCAGTAATTTTATATTTAAGATACATTCTCTCAACACCATCAAAGTGTCTTTCGTGAAAATATTGTAAAGCATCATCAACCATATCATCAATTTGGTCGTCATCCAAGTTAATCTCAAGAATAGGAGCTCCTAGTCTTCTTAAACAATAATCGACAAGTTCTTGTCTAGTTGTTGGCTTTGACATTAATAGGATCCTCCATCTATTACACTTGTCCAGGTTGGAATGCCATTATCATCTGTTGTTAGTATATAGTTTGTATAAGTTATTGCAGAACTTGTTGCTCCTGTAGAAACCATTAATCCATTTGAACTAAAATATGCAATTCCACTTGTATATGATGGATTATAATAAAGAGATCCAGTAACAGTTGCTACTCCTACACGTAAATTTGTTGTAGTTGTATATCCAGTAACGATTAATTCATCAAAACTAATTTGATTAGAAACTGATAGACTTCCATCGATAAAAACATTATTTTTAAAAGTTGAAACTCCAACAAAAGTAGAAAATCCACTTACACTTAAAGTAGTTACGGAAGCAATTCCACCTATTACATTAATAGCATTAATAGAATCTACGGCATTATCTGATCCTACACTACTTGAAACAATTTTAATGCCATTTTGCTGACCAACTCTAACTTTAATACCATTTTGCTGATCAACTTTAACATTTACACCTGCCATTATTTTGTAACTCCTTCAGTTACTAAAACCATGCCCTCAATAACTTTACTTTTCGATAAAGTTGTAGTATTTGTTATTACAATATCATAAACATATCTTCCTGGTTTTAATTGTGTTGTTTGATTGGCAGTTAAGGAAATTGTAACTTTTCCTGCAGTAAATGGAGCTTCAATATTTGCAGTAAAATTTGTATAGGATGAACTTCCTGCCCATTTTCTTATTTGAGAAGCAATTGTATATCCAGTTAAATTAAGTGGAGCATTTGTATCAGTACTTTCCAGATTAAAAGACTGCGTAAATGTAGTGCCAGCATTAATTACTAAATTACTTACATATACTGCTGCCATTTATTTCTTTAAGCTCTACTTCTTATTTATATTTACAGTTTCGCTAAAGAAGCAATAACTTCTTGCTGTTTCAAATATAGTTTGTAATAAGATTTTGCAATATTTTTTAAATCATTAATATCATTTATGTTATCAATTTCGGCAGCATATTTGTAATACTCAAAACTTTTACTCAAATTTTCTAATTCAATTTTATCTGGATCCATTGATCAACTCCTTAAGTAGTAATTTAATTTCTTCAATATCATTTTTTATTTTTTCAATTTCTTGTTTTTGTGCTATTTTATTATTTACTAAATTTTTATACTGATTATATCCATTTGTATCACAATTTATTATAGCACCAGTTTTTTCATCTCTATACAAATTTGGATGTCCTTCTACTGGTATCATCATGCTAGTGCAATGCTCCTAAAATCTTTGAATCTTGGTGGATATGCTGAATTAGTTCCTGATAATACAATTTTTATTTGATATCCACTAAAAACTCCTAAATTGGATGCACTAAATTGATAATCTAAAAACTGATTTTGTAAACTAGGGGCAACTAACACATCTGGCAGACCATTATTTTTTGCAGGATCAATAACATCTAAAAATCCATCTGAACTTCTATCTATAGTTAGATTATTATAACCTGGGAATAATTCAAAAGATTGTTGAACCTCACTAGAATCTGGTCTTATTAAACTATAAAGAACTCTGAAGTCTGATGTATTATGTCTATATGCACTCACAATGACTCTTAAAGAAGTTGCTGGTTGTTCCAGTCTTACAACATTAGAAACATAAATAGCGGCATGTGGATCTCCTACAAATTGATTTGCTCTACTATCTGAAGCATAATCGCTAATAGGTTGATTTAATCTGCTTCCAATAAACTCTACATCCGCATTTTTCCAAAGAAGCATGGGTGAAACATTTGGATCAGTGGTTGCCAAATTAACTTTTAGTGTAAAAGATTTTTCAGATGAAAGATAAGTTTGTTCGTTAATTCTGGAGCAAACTAATCTTGTTGAAGTTAAAGTATTATCAACATCCAATTTAACTGGTTCATATTGTAAGTCAATAAATGAAGTTTCAGTTCCATTTGCACTAGTACCACTAGTTGTTCTTACCTCAGCAGATACCGATGTTGCTGCTTGGGGAGATATTAAACCTATATGTGGATTTAATCTTTCAAATTGAATATTTTCACTAGCTTCAACTAAATTACCTCCACATATTTGCTCACGATTAAATGAAAGTTGTGGTGAATTTGCAGGTGTTCCTGAAGATCCTTGATCTAAATTTCTATTAGTTGAATCAGAATCAAAAGATGATCTATCAAATTGAATATAATAACTATCAATCTCAATACCAGTATCGCTAATTGTATGAGTTTTATTAATTCGTTTCAATGAAACTCCAGATAATTCATACTTATAAACTAATGTGTTTCTATCGTGATCAACAACAACTGTAGAATCTACTCCTCTGGTAATTCCTTGTAATTGTCCAACACCAACTGCAGTATATTTGATAATTTCATCTTCGATAATTATAAATCCTGGGTTTACACTACTTACAGATAATCCTTCAAATGTATTAAAATTTT